AGCTGCGTTGATGTCATCGGCCTTCCAGCCTCTCGCGCTTGGTTAAACTCGCGGGTGAGATGCGCGTTAACGTAGGCATAGGCAGCCTGTGCCTCTTTCGACTGCTCGTCTGTAGCTGCCGCCGCTCTGTTGAAACCGAATGCCGCAGCAACTGCATCATCGACTAGAGCCAAGCTTTCCCTTGACTCGGTCTGGATGCCATCAGCCATGGCCTTCCAATCCTGCTGAGACAGATCGCCGATGTTGCTGTTCAAATCCTGCATCGTGAGCGTGCCAGCCAACTGCTTTTGATACAGCGGCGCGTAGACTGCGGGGTTGGTTTGCGTAGCAAACGGCCCAGCCACATCCGGATTGCGGTGCGTGTCGAGCGCCTTGCGCTGATCGGGCGTCAAAAAGTTCTGGCGATCAAGCGCATTCGTTGCTGCGTCCAGATATTGCTTGCCGTTGATCATCTGATCTGGGCTGATGCCAGAAAGCTTAAAAGCTTCAGGGTTCGCAGCCTGCAAGCGCTGCGTCAAATCCAAGCTGGCAGGAGCCGTGGGATCAACTCCGATTGTTGAGTTGTAGAGGTTCTGATTAGACAAGTTGGTTGCAGCAGTCTCTTCGGCTTTTGCCTCATCCCTCGCGCCGTCAAGTTTATTGGCTTCTGTGACCGCAGCGCCGAGAGCTTCGATTACAATATCTGGTCGAGCCATGCGCAAAACAGACAGCGTGTAAGACGCATCAGCGCCAAGGCCAGACAGCTCTGCCGCTTTTTGTGCAGTCATCAAGCCAGCGTCAACTTGCTCCTGATATTCCAGCGCCTTCATCAACGCGATCGCTTTTGCCGGATCTGCGGAAACATAGCCCTTGGCCACATTGCCAACAATTTTATTGACCATTTCAGTGTTCACTGCTGCCATTGTCTCAGGCGTCATAATGCCATTTGCGACACTTGCTTGCAGCTCTGCGTCTTGGCTGGTCAGCAGCATGGCGGCCATATCAGGATTAGTGCGTGGGTCTGAGAGTTGAGCAACCAGCGCGTCCTGCCGAGCCTTGGCCGCTGCAGCCGCACGCGCCTTGATGCGGGTCTCAATGGCATCACGCAGCTGGAACCTTACGGTCAGCTCTTGCTGATTGAAGCGTGCATTGAACTGGTCCGTCATCGATCGGCTGGACAGCCCATCGGCCAGACGCTCACGCATGTCCTTGGTCTGCACCTGCCAAGCGCCGGTGCCTTTTTCGTTGATTACATCGCCAAGGCGCCCGCTCTCTTTCAGGCTTTCGGCCAGCGTGCGCATCTCTTCTTCGGCTGCAAGCATGGCCTCGTTGTACTGCACCTCGGCCTCGGCCTTGGCACGCACAAGTGCATAGTCGCCGATCTGCTTCATGGCTTGGCCGATGACCTCACCCTTGGCCAAGGCAGCCTGTACGAATGGCTGTGAATTCATTCGCGCCTGGATGCGAGATCCTGGGGCTTCGTTGGTGGCTTGAGCCTCAGAGCGGAAGATTGGAATTCTCATTTCACTCACCCAAATCGTTTGTATTCGTAGCCGATCTGAGCGGCTTGGCCGACGCTGCCGATCAAGCTTGCAGTGCCTGATGCACGCAAGCCGGCAGCCTGTGCGCCACCTTCCATGCGGGACAACTGCGCATTCAGCCTAGCAGTTTCCTGCTGATCCGAGATCTGCATATTTACGATCTGGCGGTTAAACTCCGCAACATCCTGCTGATACTGAAACTCACGCGCGTTCTCGCGCAGAACCTGCAGCGGAGAGCCATTGGAGATGTCGATGCCAGCAAAGCCGAAGCCAGCGCGTACAGAACCTTGTACGTCTTCTTCAAACCGACGGAACGAGCGCTCAGCTTCAACAAGGAAGTTGGCGTTAAAGATCTGACGCTGGCGCTCCAGAAGGTCAATGTCGCGCTCAATGATCTTGGCGTTGAACTCGCCAGCGGCTTTGGCAGCTTCAGCCGCTTTGTCAGAAGCCTTCTTCTGCGTTATGCCCCCGAGGAGCGAAGCGCCAAGTGCTAGGAACTGAAACATCAATCACCTCTACTTGTCGAACGTGTTCATGCGCGGGAAGAGCGCAAGAACTGTTAGTGGCAGCGGCTGGTTCTGTCGCACATAGATGCGATCATCATCATCAAAGCCCCCAGGGAATTCAATGTCCTTGTCACCAGTGAACAAAGGCACTGCAGTGTCCATGGCCATTGAGCTGTCGCGGAAGTAAATCCGGTCAAGCTCACCAGAGCTGTTGCCAACCTCGGCGCCCACAGTCTCATGCAGACGGATCGTGATGGCATGAATTCGCTTGGGCTTGCCCTGGCTGGTGCCGTCAACAGATCCAGACTCAATGCGCAGCGTCTGCAAGTTGCTGCTGTATCCGTAGCCAATAGCCGCCGTCGTGGTGCCAAAGGTCAAGTCAACGCCACCGCCAGATACCGTGCGGTCTGGATGCACAGCGCCATTGGCCAAGACAGACACAGTCTCGCCCTCAAGATGGTACAAGCCAGACAGTGATGTCAGAGACGTGCCGCTGTACGACAAGCCGCTATCGACAAAGAATGCGCCGGTGGTGACGCCGCCAAAATCAAACGACTTCATCACCTCGACGTAACGCTTGGTGACGCCGTTGATCGTGCGCTTCACGATCATGTACAGCTCATCCTCGCCTTCATCGTTAGGCAATGTTGCAACGCTTTCGACAATCGCTTGACCGCCGCTAAACTCGCCGCCGATCACATGCTTGTGAAAAGCGACAACGTCTTCTTCCCGGCGATACGTCATGCCGATCAGAGTGCCATCAGCGCGGGCCATCCATACAATGCTGTCTGGCTCTTGCTGCCAAGCGAACTGAGACACCCCTCCTGCCGTGATATGCTCGGCCAAGATTGACACGTCTCGGGCCGTATAGGCGTCCGCGTTGACATCGCCCACATACTTAAACTCACGGATCTTGCGATTGCCGCGCTGCAGAAACAGCGTCACATCCGCAACCTGCACAGGCTCTGTGGTGGACGTGCCATAGTTTGAATATTTGCGAATGAGCGTTGTAGTAGGAGTGATCGGTCCAGAGCTGGTGGCCGTCACAACAGCTTCGCCGCCAGTGGTGCCAACCGTCAGCACGCGCGTCGATGACAGATACCGGATGGCGTTCACCTGGTTAGAGGCGATCGTGTAGATCAGCGCGTCATTGTCAGCCGTGCCGATCGTAAAGTTCAGGTAGTCCGCGTTCTTTGAAAAGAAGATTGTCTGCGGGTTGTTGTTGGTGTTGGCAAACACCAGACGCTGTTCGAAAAATGTCACAACGCTGGGGCGGTTGTTAGCCCCGCTCAAGCTAGGGCTAGGCGTGCCGAGAATTGTGGCGGTGGTCAGCGTCCAGGCTGCAGATCCAGTGCGCCCCAGCACGCGGATGTCGTAGCTCGGATGCACGATGTACATCGTGTCTGCCTGTTGCGCGTATCTCAGCTCAAACAGGTCATCCTCAACGTATGGCGTGCTGATCTCATAGATCTTATCAGCCGTGCCGCCAGACGTGTAGGTCGTAAAGCTGGTGGTATTGATGTTAGCGGCAAACGCATCCTTCAGAGTGAACGTGTTGGTGGTCACGTTGGCAACAATGAAGTTGCGCCCGTTCAGCTCAGTCATGCCGCCAACGCCGGTGATGTAGATTTCTTCGCCGTTGCTGAAGCCGTGCGAGTTGGATGTCAAAACGCCAGGGTTGGCCTTGGTTACAGCGGTGATCGTCTTGGCCGAACCTGTCAGAACCTGCAGGCCGTTGCGGTACACCCGCATCGTCTCCTGCCCAAACTCCAAGATGTAGGTGTCCGAAGTCTTGAACTGAAACGGGATCAGCCTGGTCTTGACGGCGCTGTTCTTCACCTCGCCCAGAAACTCAGTGCCTGGCCGGCGCTGCACGCCGCCGTGCGGCATGACAACCATGTTGGTAAGATCAGACAGCCCCTGCCTGTACCGCTCAAGCGAAATCTGCCCCTCAAGGCGGGGAGAGATTTCACCGGCTGTGAAGGCGCTAAAGGCTGGTGCGGATCTTGCCATTAGAACCTCGACTCAATGAAGTCGCTGGCTTCCAGCTTCTGGGGCGCACCCTCGGTCGCATCAACGAACCGGGCCTCGCGGATCTTCTCATCATACATTGCGCTGACAAGCTGCACGACAGTGGTCGAGCCGGTTATTGCGTAGGCAATCTCCATGGCCAGCCGCGCCGCGATTGTCTCAATCAAGCTTGCATCATATTCATTTGGATCGGTGACACGCGCGACATATTTGATCCGAACCGTGCCTTCGTCCGTAAGAAGCTTACGCCCCTCTACGACAAACACCGGGCCGCCTCGGTTCGAGAACATGTTGTCCTGCGGGTAGGACAACGATCCATTCGAAAACTCCAGCACGCGCAGGCAGTAAGGATCGGTCGGCAGCGGATACTGATAGGTATAGCCAAAGGCCGGAGCTGTCGTCTCTTGCGCCAGCTCTGCACGGCGGATCAGGCAATTCCATGGGTGAGAACGAAACACCGCATCACGCGCATTGGCATAACGCTGGTTGACCAAACGTCCGGCTTTGCTGTTCTCATCAAAGCTGGAGATATTAGATGCTCCGATCATGTTGAGCGCGTAGTTCGCAATATCAACTGTGCTGGTCATCGGAGCGCCCCTTATGGTGGTAGGGGGCGGTTGTGCCGCCCCCTAAGTAGGATCAATCGACCGAGTACATGATCGTCACTTCGATCGTGCCGGTGCCAGCGGCACCGCCCATGGTCGCAGTCACGGTCATGCCGTTGGCGTTTGCGTCAACTTCCGAACCCGAACCCAGAGCCAGGGTTGCGAGGATGGCAGTCTTAGCAGCCGACGAGGTCGAGGTGGCAGCCAGGTAAGCCGCAGCCGAAGCCGAGACAGCGGTGCCAGCCGCGTTGGTGTGGGCGGCGTAACCGACCGACACCGTGGTGGAAGCGCCAAGCGCGTCATTCGCCAAGAAGCCCGAGATGAGACGAGCGCCGTCCGGCAGGACGAACAGCTCAATCACGTCGCCGGAAGCCAGCGACGAAGCCTCATAGGTGCCGTGAGCAATACGAACGCGGCCACCAAGCTCGTTGGCCTTGTTCTTCACGGTCGGGTTTGCACGGGTGTTGGTGCGCTGCGCAGAGTAAACAGTAGCCATTGCTCAGTCTCCTTATTCTGCACAGAGGACTTCAACGACCTTCTTCTCTTCCATGCGGGTGGCGCCAAGCGTCATCGCATAGTAGATCTGGGTCGCATACGACTTGTCAGCACGCTCATCGATGCGTGCGGTCGGCTCACGGCCAATCGCCAGCTTGATGCCGTCCATCGCGAAAGCGATGACGCGACGTGCAGCGGAGCCATCAACACCAAGACGGTTCGTCACGATGAAGTTGAAACCAACGAAGCTGTTGATCTCGCCCATCGCCAGAGCCTTGACGGTGTTGAAATCCGAGGAAGTCACGGTGGTGCTGTTGAGCAGGTTCGAGATCTGCTTCGGCGAGACCGCGATGTAGCGCGGGATCGACGGATCAACGTCACCAGCATCCAAGATTTCCTTGGCCTGGATCAGCTTTGCCAGCGTCAGACCAGTGGCGCCAGCGGCGATCTGGTTGGTTGCCGTGGCGAAAGCAGTCGAGGTGCCACCATCCTTGCCGGTCAGGGACGTACCCAGAGCAGCCGAGATGATCACGTCGTCCATTGCACGACCTATAGCGGCAGCAGCTGCACGCGAGTAGGTCGAGGTCGGATCGACAAGCAGGCGCACCTTGTCCTGATCGTCGATCAGGTCGGCGTATTCGTAGTCCGACATGGTGACC